CCTGGAATAATCCATCCGAAGATGGCATAGTTGTGAATTGCTGCGAATAAACCAATCATCGCTAGGCGACCATTGAGTAACTCAGCATTCTTCCAATAGTCTTGGTCTTCTAAGACCTCGATTCTTGGTTCTACAGGAAAGATGTTTTGCTTTCCGTATTCGGTAGTTGTGTACCGTTTTGCGACTGATTGTGTCATGCTGTTAACTTATGTTAAGTAACATTACATAATTATATAGCAAACATTAAATTCCTGTCAACCCCTATAGGTATGGATACCCACACCTCAATTAGATATCCTTATCAATGTCATCACCAAAGGTTATCACATCCTGTCCAAGACCTGCAACATAGTCCCCTCCAAAGGTAACTGTCTCAGCAGCACCGACATACTCAGATGTATCGATGTTAATATTATCATTGAAGGTAATGTTATCACCGAGTGTAGTATCTGGTACAAATGTGATACCATTAGGTACTCTCTTAGCAACTGACTTAAGGTTAGTATATGCTGCTAGTATATCTTCTAAATCTTTCTCAGCAATGTCTGCGTCGAGTGCAGAGGTCAATGCTTTCTTCACTGCTGCTACAGCAGCATCCAAATTTGTATGTAGTCCACAGCTCATGGTTTTCTCCGTAATGTGTGTAAGTGGTTGAGGATGTCCTCACGTATCCACATGAGTTCATTGTAGCACTTCTGGTTGTGAGCACAAGTGCGTAGTGCGTTGTCAGGTTTATGGACAGACTCGATGAAGATATCAAGTGCTCTATTCCATAACTCATCCTGACTTTCTTTAGGGATTGCCCCTTGGTCTTGCATAGCTAGTCGATACTGTTGTAATAAGTATTGGTAGTAGGTTTCTTCAGACAAAAGAGAACCACCCTGTTATGATCTGTTTCTCTAAGGTATTAGAGACTCTTCCACGGTGGAAATGAGTCCAATCCGCAGGCCATATGACAGTATACCCTTTTTGTGCTGGTATGTAAAGGTCTTGATGATACCATTCAGTACCACCATCAGGTACATCATTAAGATATGTCATCCATACCAAATGTCTGAATGCATTTCCTGGTAAAGCACTAAGTCTCTCAGTATGCCACTGTTTAAACCCACCACCTACAGGATAGCATTGCATACTCATAGGCTCAACAATTTGAAACCTAGATGTCTCACAGAAAGGGAACGTCTTACAGTAACCATTTAAGACCTGCTGTAATGCCATTACAAAGTCCTGTACGTGTGGCATTGCTATCTGATGGGGTATATGCATGTCAATAGAATCTTTAAAGTCTTTGTTAACATGGATATCACCTTGATCATACACCTGACCTTCAGTTACAGGTAAGAATCTCTGTTGCTCCCAGAATTCTAAGAGACCATCACATATTTTAGTATCTATAAACTCACCCCACACAAAGTCAGTACGTCTCTCACATATACCTCCCTTGTATATTACTATCTCTTCGTTATCTGTCATGATGGCATCGTTACTATTGGGTCTCCATCCCACAACTTCTTCTTAACTATATCAGTATGTCCTCTTAAGTTATAAGAAACTATAGTCCTTCTTGTGTCTGATCTATTTACTGGTGCTTCATGTGCAATAGTAGCAGGGAATATAACCATATCACCCTCTTCTACAGGTGCTTGGAAAGTCTCTAAGTTACCATTCCAAATGTTTTTAAATGGTGAGAAGTATTGAGTTGCTTCATGCAACTTAGGATCAAACTCAACATAAATTACTGACGACCACCCACTGTGTCCGTGGTTGTGTACAGAATGAGACACACCTTTATAATATTTTTGGTACCACATGTCAGTAAACTCTACTCTCCTCTCTCCTGAGAAGTCAGCTAAGTATGGTTTGATAATATCAATTACTGTCTCTGAATACTCAGGCATCGTCTTGACACCAGCAGCAGCAGTTAAAAAGAAGTCTGTGAACAGTCCATTATCCTGAGGGTCAGCATGCTCTGGACACTCAGGTGGTAAGGCATCTAGTATTCTCTTCTTATTGTGCTCCCAATTCTCTATCTGGTAGTGAATGATAGGCACCTGAAACATTGTGTAGACTGTCATTTAAAATTCTTAATAAAAAACTCAGCATCTACTACCACTAATGGCTTCTTTCTATTCTTCTTCATGAATAATATAGGCTCATGGTCACCTGAGTTAGCACATGCCTGATCGTATGCATCATAGACATTTAACTTCTCTTGGTTCTTACATTCTATACTAAAGGGAAACTTTTGTCTAGCATCCCTAGCCATAATCAAGTCTTCTCCACCCGCCCCCATCGATCTGCTCTCGATGTCCTCTGGATGAATATTCCTCTCCTCTATAAGCATGTCTCGCACCCACTGCTGAAACAATCTGCCTTTCGCTTTCGCTGATTGGGGTTTCATAATTATCAATTACATATGGCAGCAATGCATACTCTTGTAGTTGAATACGTCTAGTCAGTGTGTCAATAGTATCATCAGCAAGAATAGGTACCTCTTTCTGAGCTATTATATCTCCACCATCTAACTCTTCATTTACATAGTGTACTGTGCATCCTGTTACCTCATCATTACTATCTAGGGCCTGTTCAACTGCGTGTAATCCTTTATACTTTGGTAGAAGTGATGGGTGTACATTAATAATGGGGCAATGAAAATCTAAAGGACGCTTTAGTATTCTCATGTACCCCGCTAAGACTATTAGATCCACTCTCCATGATTTGAAGAGGGCAATCATCTCGTCTTCTTTATTGTGCTTTACCCTTACGTGTGGAATCCCATACTTCTCTGCTCTTCTTGCTGCTCCACACTCTTTTTTATCATGTATCATAAGCACTACCTCGTGCTTGTTACATGTTAGTACTATGTTTTCAAAGTTGGTGCCCTTGCCAGAGCACATAACACCGATGCGTTTACGCTTCGTCGTCGTCTTCGTCATAGGATTCAATCACAGATAATTTAGCTTCAAGAATTTCTAATTTTCTTTTCAGCTGCTCATTTTCTTGGGTTAATGTTTTAATTTCTTGTTCGTAAACAATAATCATGTCTTCGAGTCGTAGGTTACGTTGCTCTAACTCCCAATCCATTGAAGGAGTCCTGTAGGTAGACAGAAGTACTTAGTCATTTAAGATTCTCTTAATGGGTACTCAGGTTCTGGATCATCAATACTATGTTTGAAATGCTCCACATCAAAGTATGATATACCAGGTGGTGTTGGGTTGTCAACTGCTTGTGACAATTCCTTTTGGTATTGTCTTTCATCCAACACTTCATTGATAAGGATCTTCATTTCCTTAACATACTCAGGGGTAAACAACCTACGAGGTGTGATGATTGCCTTAGGTAATTCCCTTTGCTGTTCCTCTAGTGGTCTTGCTTTATAATTGGGATCAACTGGACCACTCATCCCTTGTGTATCTATCTTCATTGGTTATGTAATTCACGTGCGTTACCACAACGGTCTGCACTTGGTATTTGTGCGTCAAATATTTTATTGGCGAACACTTGATTGTCTGCCTCCACTATAGTCTTATGGTACTTTGTACCAGTAGTGGGCAGACGATATGTTACTTCAAATTTTTTCATAAAAAATGGGGACTTACGTCCCCACTATTTAGGTTAGGCGGTTACCAACTTTTTGGAAACCTTGAGACCACGATACATTAAATCGTGTCTGTTACGCTGGTTATTCTCACGAATAACTTTTGCGTTGTATTCGTCAGAGTCATACTCGACTCCACGATAAGTGACTTTTGCCATTGGCTTTCTCCAAAGGTAGGGTGGATAAGACCCGTTCCTTCAGTCGGCTTTTGCGTCCCAGTCGCAATGACTTGTTTCTCCCATCACTACACTGATCATCTCAGCTCGTGTCTCTTCCTCTATCTTATACTCACTCATCTTATCGATGAGCATTTGAGCATCAATACAGGTGAAGGCGGTTGCGATAACTGCTAGGTGAAACATGGGATGAACGTATCCGTTCCGAGTCGGCTTACTTGCGACCTCTAATGAGGTTGAACGTACAGGTATGTTAGCATACCCTTACTATTTATGCAATTAAAATGTATTTCTTGATACATTTCTTAATCAGTCTGACCACGCTTCTTCGTATGCTTCTGCCTTGGCAGTCTGGAAGGTCTCGTGGTCTTCAGTTCCCTCTTCAGGGAACGCAGGAAAGATAAGTGGTCCCTTATACCATGTTTCGGGTCTTTCAGCGAACGGATCAATCTCTCTTCTGGAGTTCTCCATCTTCTCATCTCGATTGTTAAACCATCTATTTCTAACCTTCCGCAATAGGTTAGAGCTTAAATCCACTAAAGGTATCAGATTCGACATCTTGTTTAATCCCTCCAACGATATAAGATTCAATCTCAGTTTCCTGAGGAGCATTCTGTTGACCTTTACTATTTAGCCAGTGCTCCGTCCAAGGTAACGGATTGTTCTTTGCAGATATATCGTAGATAGGGTCTATACCTATCGCTTTCATCCTTCTATTAGCGATCCACTCAACATATTGTGATAGTAATCTATCATTCAGTCCGATCATACTTCCTTCTGAGAAGAGATACTTAGCCCAGTCCTTCTCTTCTTCAACTGCATCCTTAAACATTTGGATGACATTATCCTTCTCTTCCTCGTGAATCTCCTGCATCATAGGATCATCACCCTTCCTCCACTTGTATATTATTTTTTGAGTAAGTGCAAGATGTTGAGACTCGTCTCTTGCAATAAGGGATATGATTTTAGCAGATCCTTCCATGAGCTTAAGCTCACCAAAAGCAAAAGAGCAAGCGAAAGAGACATAAAAACGAATGCCTTCGAGGATGTTAACATTTAAGATTGCCTTGTATAAATGACGTTTAAGATCTTTTATTGTCCATACAAAACTAGGTGATGACCTAGCACTTGGCTGCCACATATTACTGTTAGCATACATGCCAGCATAATCTATAAAATCATTGTATGCTTTCGTCACAGACGAAGCACGTGCCATTATCTTATTATCATCTAATACGCTATCGAATACCTCTGTCGGATCAGCGTATACATTTTTTATTATGTGAGTGTAGGAGCGAGAGTGGATCTGCTCCATGAATTCCCAGACACCCATGCACCCTTCTAATTCTGGAAGACTACAGTAAGGTGAAAATGCCATGCCAGGACCACGTCCTTGCACAGAGTCTAGGAGTATTTGATACTTCAGATTTGAAGTATAGATATGTTTTTGTTGATCAGATAGAGTCTTGTAATCTGCTCTATCTTTCTGGAGTGATACCTCCTCAGGTCTCCAGAAGTAACCCAGTTGTGTCTGGGTTAATTTATCGAAGTCAGGGTACTTGTACTCATCATACCTTTGCATGCCCAATGGTTTCCCAAAGAACATAGGTTGCTTAGTTGTGTCTACCTTCTCAGTATTAAATACACTTAACCCCATTTTTTTAATGACTCCGTTAATGATGATTGACAATCAGGTGGCTCTGGGTCTTTATAACCCTTCATCTTTTTCCATTTATTATGCAGTGCCATCATCATCCATGACTGAGACAGACTCTTAGGTCCATTCTCAAGCAAGTCTAATTCGTACCTGCTAGAAGTATACCCTTTGTATTCTTCTCTCCAATTGGAATCGTCATACCTTTCAGTCATTACTTACCTCGGATAGTGTTCCATAAAATTTTCCATAATGATTTGCCAGCATCACCCTGTATCTCGTCAAACATATACATGTTAAGACGGAAGGCATAGTTTGCTTCAGTAATTAAAGCATTCTTCTGCTGCTCATCAAAGTTAAGACCATCTAGCACTGCTCTATACTCATTCTTCCATGCCTTAGAGTCCTCAATACGAGGGAAGTCATAGAAGTGTAGACCCTCACCCACAGGTGGGTTGAGT